GCATCCTTCTTCCATTTGTAGGTTGCAGCCATCTGAGGGAATTGGATAATGTGATCGATTCTCCTCATCAATTGGTTCAAGCATTCTTGTCCCAGCCATTCCCAATGCTTGAAAGTCTCGAGGGGTCCCAATGGGGTCGTGATGTAAATTCTCCTGGCTACCATTTGGACCATTCCCCCCTTCGTCTCCACTTGCATCGGATATCGATCTAGGAGATTTAACAAGTATTCGAATGCTATCTCCTTTGAAGGCCTGAAATCGTCGAGTATAACATCCGCTTGGCCATGATATCCGCACCACCACTTGTTCCCCCCAGGTTTGGAGTATCCCGTTTCTCCAACTTGTTCCCAAACCCAGCGGGACTTCCCAGTTCCTGTCGGTCCGTGGATCCAAAAGACTTCTGTTTTGAACTGTCTTGGTTTCATGCATAGTGTTGCTACCACTTGTAGGCCACGATGGTACTTTACAACCTGTTCGACATGCACGTTATCTCGAACCATATCAGCGATAGTACCACCAGCACGTAGAAAATCTACTGCTTCGTGAATATCAGTTCTCTTACCTTGAGAAGGGCGTTCACCCCTTTCTTCGAAGGTAGGGTTTACTGGTTTCACTTTTCCATCCTTATCGTACGGTCCTTGGATGTACGCTAGGTTTTGTTCAAAACTTCCAGCTGCGGGAAATAAAGGCATACAGGGCCCACCATTGCTTTGTATGGTCTTTTGCGCCGCGTTGATTGACTTTGCGTTATCAAAGCGTAGGTATCCTTGGAGGTGTGGAGTTAGTTGTTCACCAACTTCTTGTGCCAACATGATGTAATTGAATTCTCTGGATTCGAGCAACCACTTCTTTTGCTCGTCCGTCCAGTTGTTAAGAGTAAACACGTAAGCTCTGGCTTTTGACATTAAATAATGAACACTTAAAAGTGTTTGTAAAAGTGTTTGGTGTCTCTTCAAGATACCAAAATAAAAAAGTATTGCCTGCATGTATAGGACGCCTTAAAGGCGGGTTTCTTCATCGTATGGACATGCAGGCAAATGACGCGCGAGGGACCCGCGGGCGAAGCAGCGACGGAACGGAGCGGAGCGGGACGTGCGACGACTGCATGGACAGACGATGATGAAATCCCGACGGCGCTTGTCCACCAGTCAAACATATACACATAAACACAAAAAACTCTTCAGCGGTGGAAAGCAGGCATGTCTATTGAAGTTGCCAGGTAAGGGACAGTGTCACCGGTCAAAGCCGGTAGACACGGAGGTCCCGCTATATTACCCTGGCAACTTCTGTGCAATCACTTGTGTGCACGTAAAGTGTAACGGCTCATTAAAATGGGATATGTTACACGAAAGTATAACCGTCGTTTTCCGTCGAAGAAACAGCGGTATGTGGTTGACAGTCGCGATAGTGGTCGTCGTCTTGTTGGCCCTAGGGGCAATCTTCGTAAGCGCATGTCACAACCAGTATCAGCTTCAGGTTCTCAACCTCCAGTTCCTCGGGTTCATAAAAAGTATTGGTCTACGCGTTTAGGAAATACTGCTGAGGCTAAGTATTTGGATCGTGCACACAAGAAACGATATCAACAGGCGATGAAAAACCGTGGTTGGACTTCTTCTGGTACCATTGGGAATATCCGCGGTAAACGTGGAGGTACCGGTTCTCAAGACATTCAAAGCGGTAGCTTAGGTCGTGGTGGTTTTACCCGAACGCTAATGCCTTACAAGGATCTTTGCGATGCAATGTTCCCAATTCTTCGAGAGCGAAAGGAATCGCGTACTGGTACTCTAGGTACGCTTACCTCCGGTGTTGGTGTTCAGGTTGTGGACAACAATGCATATTTCACACGCGCTGATATCCGGGCTTGGTATACTAAGTCTTCTGATGCACAGAATATAGCCAACGTGACCGCTCTTAATAGTGGCACCAACTTTGATTGGGTGTTTATGTACTTAGGAGGTCAAGTTACTTACATGTTTACTAATACATGTAGTCATACTATCCAGATTGAATGTATGCAGATTCAGTCCAAGAGGTATCAGAGTATTGATCCTCAGACTCGTTGGACCACTGATCTAGGGGAGGATAATACGCTCCTCAATGTTCAAACTCCGACCAATGTTGAGGCTACGATCAACACTCTTAATTACCGTCCTGGTAAAGGTAAGTCGTCTCAGTTCCGTGACTGGTATCAGATTCTTGGTACCAAGCGATATACACTTGAGCCTGGACAGACTGTTTATCATACCGTCAAGTTTGCTCCATTCAAGATTACTGGCAAACAGCTTAACACCGATACTTCGGCTGGTGTTATTCCTACCATTCTTCCTAAGACCCAGTATACCATGTTTATTCAACGTGGTTTAGGTCTTGTCTGTGATAGCGGTAGCGCTCAGGTCGGCATAGGATCTTCTGTGTCCGTTGGTACTCGTGTTGAGCGTCATCAATATCGCGCAATGTTTCAGTACAAGGGCATGCAGACTTATAACACAACTACTTTGGGCGCATTTGTCGGCGCTGAGCAGGAATTTAATCCTGAGACTGAAGGTCTCGATGCTGCTATGACATCGACTACGTAGTTTAGCAAGTTTGATGTGTGTTAAAACTAATTTAATTAATTAAATTCATCATCAAACCATCCTTTCATAGCTTTAGCTCAATCGTCGTCGTCGATAGTTCCTAGCATAGTATCTAACATGCAACATTCTCTGTCTCCGCACAGTCCGCATCCTTCTTCCATTTGTAGGTTGCAGCCATCTGAGGGAATTGGATAATGTGATCGATTCTCCTCATCAATTGGTTCAAGCATTCTTGTCCCAGCCATTCCCAATGCTTGAAAGTCTCGA